TGCACGTGCAAAGGACTTTTCATCAACTTTCCCGAACTCCGGAACTTTACGTTCCGGCTTTTTGGTAAGTTTATAGGGAGGCAGATCATCTTCAAACGACTCATCAATATGTATATGTCCATCACCATAACCCGGAGGTCCGTAGCAATAGCCATTGTTTAATGAATACACAATTAGCTCCTCGCGTAGTTCAGCGAAGAGATCACCGTGCGCGTAATCATAGTTAAGTAAACCAACGACACGTGCATTTGTCCAACGATCTTTTTTGTAAAAAGGTCTGATATTTACACCTAAAAAGTAATCTACTCCACACGATTCACGGACAGGGCCCTGACTGAAAGATTTCTTATTATTCACTTGAAATCCAAAAAGTTTAAGAGTCAACCGTAATTCGCGATCCATGCGTTTAGGGACTATAATATCATCACCAAACACAGAAATCTTAGAAGTGTCAATAGGAAAACCGGTTTCCCGGCCTACCTTTGCAGCAACAGTTAATGCTATAGCATAAAATATTAAAGACTCGAGCTCAAACGTAAATCCATTTCCCATTGAAGAGAACATTTCTAAATCGATTTGAACACCTTTATATTCCACCTGAGAGGTACGTAATAGATCTAATAAATTAAACCAATCTTCTGACATCAGATGATACACTAGCATTAAAGCAACTGTATTACTTGCATTACTCAAATCAAGAGTTACTAGGTCACCATTAATTGAACCCTCGCGGGCCAATCTTTGATTCCTTGTCTGGTCATATAAGTTAAGACCAAACGATAACAATTGACGTTTTATATACCCACCGATGCCTGTTTGATAACCTCCATTAAGGAGTGGCTCGATGATTATAGAACGACGAGTTTTTGCATTTTTAGGTACAGAACCTACTTTTCCTTTAACCACCCTATAAGACCGATGAAGGCCTAGATACAATGGCAAGGCGTGCGCAATCTCTGTAACAACGAGAGGCGCAAGTGATTCTGAACATGTGGGAACACAGTCCAATTTACAACGAGGACTTGTTCCAATTTTATTCTCGATACCGACATTAGTACCAGGACCAAACGCAAAATCGATGTCAGCCAACAAAGGAGCTTCTCCCAATATTTCAATTATTTTACACTGGACATCATAAAAAATGCCACCAGCGCAGGTATATAATATATCTGATTGAAACAAGGAAGAGAGCCGATTGTTAGTTGCACGACAAAGCATCTCTGAATCTTTAAAAGAATTCCAAAACATAACACTCGCTTCACGAGTCTCTAAGTCAGCATCTTTGCTATAAAAAGCCAAAGTTTGTCGAGCATAAGAGAGTTCGCGGGCGGTGTCAGTGTATAGGTAATCAATAGAGAAAGTACATAGATCGTCCGTTCGGTCATCTGAAACAAGATTACATAACGTTTCAGCGAATCGTCCGGATCTCTGTGCACAGAAAAATGCAAGCCTGCGCGTAAAAGCGTGCGAGTCATTTTTGGTCCAAAGGTCAAAAGGTTTCCGATTTACAGTTTGCATACTGAATTTTCCTTACATGGATAGAAACAAAAGAGCCATAATTAATATGGTAGGATGCTATAAATCAATGCGTCCTGAAACTGACCGATACCTGGCAATAACATGCCATACTTCGATAAGTCCTTCTTTTGTTGTTCAGTAGCCCTGACAGGAAGAATATAGTCTGAGATTTTTTGCAGAGTATAAGCTAACTTTGGGGCAGCTGTGTAACCGGCGGAATTTTGACCTGTTATAGTCTCGACGGCGGGAATGACGATCTTCTCCCTGTAACGTTCAACAGTCTTGTCCTTGCTGGGCAAAACGATAAGGAACAACATAGGAGCCGACAGCACGGTTAAACCGGCTGTTGAATCTCTCCATGAAAATTCTTTGCCGTTATGATTCACAGGCTTGAAAGTGTGGGCTACAGGAGTTGCGAGAGCGTCGTTCATGATTATATCAGCAATAGTTGCCATATAAATTAAACCTCATTGGTTATAAAAAGAAAGATAAGAAAAAAGACCTTAAGCAAAGTCTTAAAACTTAAGCGATTTGTTAAATTGAGAAGCAGACCCGTGTAACAGAGCAAATGCATTTAAACAATGCTCGGGAGAGAAAATTTTCCCCAGAGGCTTAAACGCAGGAAGCGGTATATTACTCGGATTCTGTGATACTGACGGAAGGGTTCTGTTGATCGTTTTCGTTTTAAGAAAATAATCTTCATAACCAGATGCTACATAATTTGGCTCAACGGTTTTAATGTTGGACGAAAATGTAACAACTTCCGTTCGAACGATAGACTTCAGATTCAGCTCACGGTAAGCGTTCAACGCAGCCAGATAAGAGCCAATTGGAATAAACCAATCAGCAATAAATGACCATGGTGTAAACTCCCATGCTGCTGCCAAAGGATCGTTCATATGCAAAATAGTACTTGACGCAGGCTGCTGTGAAATAGTAACAATCAAACGAACGAGCTTGGTAGCTCGAGCGTTAAAAGTTATACCACCGCCACTTGTATCAGTATTCTCTTGCACCTTACGTTGTACCCTGTAAGTTTGAATGGGTATCTTAGTATAAATGTGACCGAGGGCTTCTCCAAAACTATGTGCGTCTTGTAATAATGGACGCCAACCGTATTGGACCTCGAGGATCGCATTTGCTAAAGTACCTGTTGATTGCCCGTTTGGGGTCAACTCTCTCTTCAGAGATTTCAAAACTTTAGAACCAACAGATTTGGAAGGACCACCCAGATACTTTGAAGCACGATAAAGATTTCCGTGCCTAAGAGCTTCTAAGAATCCACCTAATCTGCGTGCAGTAGAACTTAACAATGCTAACGTTTGATGGCTTTCGGCCAAAAACGCATCACCATTAAAGTCGTTGCCGCGTATCTTATTACTTAATTTCCCGATGAGTTTTAATTCATCATTTCCGTCCCAAGGGACAGATACCAT